AAAGCTAAGTTCGGACTGAAAGGAGCAAGTGTATGACGGGCAAAGAGGCAATTATTCATTACCTGGGGACGCATAATAGCTTCTGTGCGCCGGACGTTGCCGCGCTAACAGGCGCAACAGTAACCAGCATAAATCAGGCCGCGGCTAAAATGGCACGGGCAGGTCTTCTGGTTATCGAAGGTAAGGTCTGGCGAACGGTGTATTACCGGTTTGCTACCAAGGAAGAACGGGAAGGAAAGATGAGCACGAACCTGATTTTTAAGGAGTGTCGCCAGAGTGCCGCGATGAAACGGGTATTGGCGGTATATGGAGTTAAAAGATGACCATCTACATCACTGAGCTAATGACAGGCCTGCTGGTAATCGCAGGCCTTTTTATTTGGGGGAGGGTAAATCGTGGCTGACTGGCAAATACCAATCATCATTCTTGCCGGAGCTTCGCTGGTTGCTGGCTTTATCCTGCTGAAGAAGCATAAAGACCGTGATCAAAAAGTCGAAGTTCTCTATGGGTATCCGGCGAACAGCACAACATGGCTGACTATTTACCACTACCGAAAATCAGGCCGTTGGGTATTCGAATGGGATGATCTGTTTGCTGAAAAGCGACCAAAGTCATGGGGAGACATCAGCGAATGCATGATGTTTGAAGAAAGAAAATCCGGCGCAACCCGAGAAGAGTTTAACGAAGCGTGGAGGCGATTAAGTGAGAGGGGGTATCAATGAGCAGAATTAAGTCGAGGTAACAATGAAGCAAATATACATGCTTCGCAACGAAGCAATCAGAAACAACGCCATAGACGCAATACTCTCACTTCCGATCGACGACAAGTCACCTCACGAAGTCCACATTAAAGAACCCAGGCGGAGCAATCCTCAAAACCGCCTTATGTGGGCGTTATTGCAGGACGTATCACGTCAGGTGCTTTGGCATGGAAAGAGACTTGCGCCGGAGGACTGGAAAGATCTGTTCACTGCCCTGTGGCTTAAGACCAAAAAACTGGAGCAACGAAGTGCGCCTGGTATCGACGGTGGCGTTGTCATGCTTGGCGTGCGTACCAGCAAAATGCGAAAGGCCAGCATGACTGAGCTTATCGAAATCATGTTCTGGTTCGGCTCAGAGCGCAACGTGCGGTGGAGTGATGACTCCCGGCGAGAGTATGAATGGTCACAACGAAAAGGTAGGGCTGCATGACTATCAAATCAAATACGCCAGCACACGACAAGGACTGCTGGCAAACGCCGCTTTGGCTTTTTGATGCACTGGATATTGAGTTTGGATTCTGGCTGGATTAGGCAGCGAGCGACAAAAATGCTCTGTGCGCTCACTGGCTAACTGAGGCTGACGACGCGCTAAATTCTGAGTGGGTAAGCCACGGTGCAATCTGGAATAACCCACCGTACAGCAATATCAGGCCGTGGGTGGAAAAAGCCGCTGAGCAGTGTATACAACAACGACAGACGGTAGTGATGCTTGTGCCAGAGGATATGTCAGTCGGATGGTTCAGCAAGGCTCTGGAGAGTGTCGACGAAGTTCGTATTATCACTGATGGACGGATTAATTTTGTCGAACCATCGACAGGACTGGAGAAGAAGGGAAACAGCAAAGGTTCCATGCTGCTGATTTGGCGACCGTTCATCAGTTCTCGACGGATGTTTACTACTGTATCCAAAGCGGCATTGATGGCGATCGGGCAGGGCGTCAGGAGGGCAGCATGAGACGACAGCGACGAAGTATCACCGACATCATCTGCGAAAACTGCAAATACCTTCCAACGAAACGCTCCAGAAATAAACGCAAGCCAATCCCAAAAGAATCTGACGTAAAAACCTTCAATTACACGGCTCACCTGTGGGATATCCGGTGGCTAAGACATCGTGCGAGGAAATGACAATGCTTTTAATTCAACCTGGGTTCGGTTTAAAGATAAAAAAAGGACATATGTTCGGTTTCGAAGAGTCGAAACGAAAAATTCTGTCCATTAGATTGCCGTTTATCACCATTCATTGGTTAAACAAAGAGTCAACCGATTATTGGTATAAATGTGCTCTGGCCGCATTTAACGACCCTGACTGGTTTGTGAAAAACCACCACGCAGTTCGTCAGGCAAAGAGAAAGGCCAATACGACATACATGAAGGCGTATCGAAAAGCATGGAAAGAACACCGCGATCGATACCAACAAGACATGGAAAAGCTTGAATCAGAAAACATGGAATTAAGACGAAAGCTCGGTGAAGCAAAACGAGACATTGATGCTTACAAGCGACTTTTTAATGGTGAAAGCCATGCTTAGCCCATCCCAAACCCTTCAATACCAGAAAGAAAGCGTCGAGCGAGCTTTAACGTGCGCTAACTGCGGTCAGAAGCTGCATGTGCTGGAAGTTCACGTGTGTGAGCACTGCTGCGCAGAACTGATGAGCGATCCGAATAGCTCGATGCACGAGGAAGAAGATGATGGCTAAACCAGCGCGAAGACGATGTAAAAACGATGAATGTCGGGAATGGTTTCACCCTGCATTCGCTAATCAGTGGTGGTGCTCTCCAGAGTGTGGAACAAAGATAGCACTCGAACGACGAAGCAAAGAACGCGAAAAAGCGGAAAAAGCAGCAGAGAAGAAACGACGACGAGAGGAGCAGAAACAGAAAGATAAACTGAAGATTCGAAAACTCGCCTTAAAGCCCCGCAGTTACTGGATTAAACAAGCCCAACAAGCCGTAAACGCCTTCATCAGAGAAAGAGACCGCGACTTACCATGTATCTCGTGCGGAACGCTCACGTCTGCTCAGTGGGATGCCGGGCATTACCGGACAACTGCTGCGGCGCCTCAACTCCGATTTGATGAACGCAATATTCACAAGCAATGCGTGGTGTGCAACCAACATAAAAGCGGAAATCTCGTTCCGTATCGCGTCGAACTGATTAACCGCATCGGGCAGGAAGCAGTAGACGAAATCGAATCAAACCATAACCGCCATCGCTGGACTGTCGAAGAGTGCTGGGCCATCAAGGCGGAGTATCAGCAGAAACTCAAAGACCTGCGAAATAGCAGAAGTGAGGCCGCATGACGTTCTCAGTAAAAACCATTCCAGACATGCTCGTTGAAGCATACGGAAACCAGACAGAAGTAGCACGCAGACTGAAATGTAGTCGCGGTACGGTCAGAAAATACGTTGATGATAAAGACGGGAAAATGCACGCCATCGTCAACGACGTTCTCATGGTTCATCGCGGATGGAGTGAAAGAGATGCGCTATTACGAAAAAATTGATGGCAGCAAATACCGAAATATTTGGGTAGTTGGCGATCTGCACGGATGCTACACGAACCTGATGAAAAAACTGGAGACGATAGGATTCGACACCAAAAAAGACCTGCTTATCTCGGTTGGCGATTTGGTTGATCGTGGTGCAGAGAACGTTGAATGCCTGGAATTAATCACATTCCCCTGGTTCAGAGCTGTACGTGGAAACCATGAGCACATGATGATTGATGGCTTATCAGAGCGTGGAAACGTCAATCACTGGCTGCTTAATGGCGGTGGCTGGTTCTTTAATCTCGATTACGACAAAGAAATTCTGGCTAAAGCTCTTGCCCATAAAGCAGAAGAACTTCCGTTAATCATCGAACTGGTGAGCAAAGATAAAAAATATGTCATCTGCCACGCCGATTATCCTTGTGACGAATACGAGTTTGGAAAGCCAGTTGATCATCAGCAGGTAATCTGGAACCGCGAACGAATCAGCAACTCACAAGACGGGATCGTGAAAGAAATCAAAGGCGCGGACACGTTCATCTTTGGTCATACGCCAGCAGTGAAACCACTCAAATTTGCCAACCAGATGTATATCGATACTGGCGCAGTGTTCTGCGGAAACCTCACATTGATTCAGGTACAGGGAGAAGGCGCATGAGACTCGAAAGCGTAGCTAAATTTCATTCGCCAAAAAGCCCGATGATGAGCGACTCACCACGGGCTACGGCTTCTGACTCTCTTTCCGGTACTGATGTGATGGCTGCTATGGGAATGGCGCAATCACAAGCCGGATTCGGAATGGCTGCATTCTGTGGTAAGCACGAACTCAGCCAGAACGACAAACAAAAGGCTATCAACTATCTGATGCAATTTGCACACAAGGTATCGGGGAAATACCGTGGTGTGGCAAAGCTCGAAGGAAATACTAAGGCAAAGGTACTGCAAGTGCTCGCAACATTTGCTTATGCGGATTATTGCCGTAGTGCCGCGACGCCGGGCGCAAGATGCAGAGATTGCCACGGTACAGGTCGGGCAGTTGATATAGCCAAAACAGAGCTGTGGGGGAGAGTTGTTGAGAAAGAATGCGGAAGATGCAAAGGTGTCGGCTATTCAAGAATGCCAGCAAGCGCCGCATATCGCGCTGTAACGATGCTAATCCCAAACCTTACTCAACCCACCTGGTCACGCACTGTTAAGCCGCTGTATGACGCTCTGGTTGTGCAATGCCACAAGG